CTATTGTCTTTCCTATGTTTTCTATCACTTTCTCACCTCCTTTAATTATATTATACTACACGTAGTATGAAGTGTCAATACTTTTTATGTATTTATTTCTATATTTATGTAATTTATTTTTAAAATAAAAAAGCCATGGACTAGTTTCCTAACCCATGGCTTTAAAATTACTCTGTAATAAATCCTTTATATCCTTTACTTTTTAATTCTTCTTTTAATTTTTCCGCATATGTTTTATTTCTAAAGGCTCCTACCTGTACCTTATATAATTTTTCTTCTGCCTTGTCCTGCTGCTCTAAGGTTTTTAATACAATAGATGTTTCTGTAACCTTCTCCTCATTTTTATAGCCACTAGCCAATATCTTATATTCCGTATTTGGCTTTAACTTTTTATATACTGATACTTGGTTAGCATTTTTTTGTAATTTAGCATAGTTAGCATTAGGAGGATTTATGTCAAATGCCCAAAGTGCGTTATTTGTACCTTCTATATGTCCAAAAACTCTATCTACATCTTTGTAATCTCTTACAATTAAGTTAAGTGCTAGATTATCCCCTACTGTTGTTCCTCCACCATCTACTGATATACTTGCTTTTGATGCAGGTTTATTTGGATTAGGAACAACATTTAAAGCCTTTCCTATTGCTCTACCTAATTTAATACCTCCAACCCAATTAAAGTTATTCACATCTGCTTTATTAGTTACAAAAAATGGTTCTATGATTATAGCAGGGCAACCTACACTACCATTCATTTCAGCTAGTCTTCTAACATCTGGCTTAGCTCCTCTACTTTTGAATCCTAGTTTAGATATAGCACTGTTAACATCTAAAGCATAATTTCTAGCAATTGAATCTCCAGAAGGGAACAGTACCTCACAACCATTAGCAGATTCTTCTGTAAAACTATTAGCATGACAAGATATAAATAAATCTGCTCCAAACTCCCTAGCTTTATTAATACTATATGATAAGGAATCTGCTAAACTTCTATTTGCTTCTGGTGGAGTTACGTCTAGTACTTCATACTCTTTTGATTTTAAACCTTCTATAATGTGTGGCATATATTGCTCTACGACTTCTATTTCTTTAACAAAACCTTCTGCTCCTATATCTTTACCCGTTCTTTGGTGTCCTCTTCTAATTGCTATTTTCATAATACATTCCTCCTATAAATTTAATTAAAAAAGAACAGAACTATTTGTCCTGTTCTCTCTTTTCTGTACTTTGTTTTACCAGTTGATTTCCAAATACAGTAGCGCCAGTAACTAAAACACCCTGTAATAAAGCTTGTATATTTACTCCCATAATTGCTATACAAGAACCTATTCCACAAGTTAAAAGTATCCATGGTATTGTCCAGTCTTTAATCTTTTCTGTTCCCTTTAACATTAGTCCCAAAACGTATAAAGCAGGTACCAATATAAATGCCTGTTCTGTAATAAATTCCATTATATTTATTTCCATAAAGCATCCTCCTATTTAAATATTCCATTTTGAATTGCATAAAAAAAGAATCCAAGTAAGCTAGTTACCCAGATTCCCATAAACCACCTCATAGTGTTTGTAAGAATTTTTAGATTTTCGCATAGATTTTTAATTTCTATTTTAAATTCACTTTGAGATTGTTCAATTTTATCTAATCTTTCAGCGTGATTATTAATACGTTTTTCATGTATTTCTATTTGATGGATAATTAATTGTTCATTCATGTCTTACCTCCTGTATCATTTTGTTATTAAATTTAAATAGTAATTTCATACCCTAGTTCAGTAGCTTTTTCCTTTACATTTTTTATAAATTCATCCACTTGCTTTTGTATATTTTCTTTATCCTTTTTTACTGCTTCTTTATCCAAAATACTTACAGAAACATTAAATGCTCTGTTTAAATTAAAGTTTGCATTTAATGTTAGTATTTTTTTACCTTCTCTTTCTACGTTTCCATAGATATTTACACTTTCATCTATATTTAACATTCCTTTACCTCCTAAAAATAAGCAAAATAAAAAAGACTACATATTAATGATCCTTATTTTGCCTTTAGATTTTATTTACTTTCTACCATTCCCATTTCTATTAAAACTTCTTTTACACACTCTCTAAGATTCAGAAGTTCTGGAACTTGATCATAATTATAAGTACCTCCTATTATTAAAGTAACCCATACTTTAGTACAACCACTGTCCTTATTAAATTTAAACATATTTAACACTCTCCTCTTTATATTTTTTATTTTATTTAATATTTTTGACATAAAAAATACACCTCACTATTTAGGTGTTATCATGCTTTGCATTGCTAATAGGTTCATGAGCTCCGCATTAGATTGCTCTAAAGCCTTTATTCTTTTATTTAAATCATCTTCTGGTGTATCAAATTCGTGTCCACCTTCTAACTTAAATATAGAAAAATCTTTTATTCCCCTAAAGGCAAATACTTCTTTATTATCTACATATCCAATAATGTCAGTTTCTGTTTTTATTATCTTTTCAGCTTCAAGTACTTCATCATTTACCATTAGTTTTTTCATTATCTAATAACACCTCCACTTGCAGTAAATTCATTTGAATCAGCCCCTGTAGGTTGTCCTTTGTCTTTACTTATCAACGAACCCCTAAGTGCTCTTAACCCATAAGTCTTGCCTTCCCCACTATTCTCATACGAATGTATTCTACTTAGAGTATCAGCGGTTAAACAAACATCAGTATGTACACCAAATTTACAACCTGTAACGTATGCGGTTGCTCCATAATCAAGATACACTGGGGAGTTTGAGTTTAAGAAATTGATTCTTTTTAACTCTATATAGGTATTGTGTCTAGGACTTATAGCTATATTGTCCAACGTTAAATCTTGTATTTCCATCCAAGGGGTGTTATCAATATATATATACCTTGTACCACCATCGCCTATTAACTTACTTCCATTTGAACTGAATATTTTTAAATTATTACTACCTGATAGGCAATTGCTAAAGAACACATTATTTTTTATAGGTAGGTCATTTATAATATCTATTTCCCCCCCCAAATAAGATAACATCGGCATTTCACTTGAAGCACGTGACAGTGTCTTGAAAGCTGTTTCTTTAGAAGTGCCATCGTTGTTATCATTACCGTTAACTGAATCAATGTAATAGTGCCTCCTATCAAGACAAAAAATATTATCTAATCTTCTGTTCGTAATGTAATTAAAATGCTGTAAAGTGTAACCCTCCGAGAACTTTATGTCTGTAGCTTTTAATTCTACCTCTCCTGTTTTTCCATTAATACTTGTTACCTTACCATTTAAATCTGGTTTATTTTTTACATTCTCCCACTCTACACTATTAGCCTTTTCAGCTAAATCCACTATACCATTATTATTTTTGTCGTAAACTTCTTTAAGCATGTCCCCTGCCCCATCACCATCTTTACCTTTTTCGGCTATACAAATCCAATATCCTGCATTTGATGGTTCTATACCAGCACAATCCTTTAAACACTCATAGCTACTCCCGCCGAATGTTACTCTATTAAATTTTTTATATTCTTTTTTAGGGTTATATTCCTCACATACACTAAAATTATCTATATTATTTTTCATATTAGTATATCCTTGTTGCCTAGCGACTTCTTGTGTCTCTCTTTTATTTTCAGATTCTATTCTTTTAGTTTCATTCTTTTCTCTTGATTTTTCATTTTCAAGTCTAGTTTTCTCATTAACCTGTCTGATTTTTTCAGCTTCATCTCTATTGGTTTCATTAGATTTTCTAATACTTTCAGTATCAGCCCTTATATTTTCAGATTCTACTCTTTTGTTTTCATTCTCTTGTCTTATTTTTTCAGTTTTAACTCTCTTATTCTCTTCTGTTTCTCTAGCTATCTCTTTTTCTTTTCTTATATCTTCATTCTTTTCTCTTGCTTTTTCTTGCCTTATTCTCTTTTCTTCTTCTGTATATACAGATTGTATTAAATCTAAATCTTCTGGTTCTATATAATCATTTCTGTAAATACTAGCATCTACAAACATATTAAAAGTTACAGAGGTTATTTTCCTATTATCTTTATCAAAAACACTTAAATCTGCTTTAACTTCTCCTGCTAAATTTAATACTTTAGTTAAAACATTTATTTTTATTTCTCCCTCTGTTGGATTAATTACATCTGCCATTTGTAAAAATAATTTATTGTTTGGTGTTTTATAGTTTATTCTTACAGTTAGATCGGTAAGGTCAAATGGGACTGAATTCTGTACCAATGTAATATTTAAAACAGAGTTATTATCCCCTTCCTTCAATCCTCTTATAGCATTAAAACATGTTCTTTTAGTATCTATAAGTAAATCAAACTTCTTCTCCATTCATTTCACCTCTTTCTTTATGTATTATTTCTTTAGCATTTATATCAATTATTTGTTTTATCTCATTTATCAAGCTTTGCATTGCTACAACTGGCAATCCTACTTCATTTAAAGTATTAATTATTTTTTCTTTAGTATCTAAGTAAACTAAATTAAAAGACTTAGGCTTCACCTTCTAATTTCACCCTCCTTCCTTTAAAATAAATACCACTTGGTGTTATAGAAGCTAATATACTTCCCCTGTTGTAAAAGTCAAAATCTCCACTAATTCTTAGATAGTTATTAGAAGAGTTTCTTATTCTTATATCTCCACCTCTACAATCTATATCCTGTCCATAAGGGAATTCTATGATTCCACTATGTGGCTTAATCTCTATTCTGTCGGCAATCATACTTATAGCCGAATAATCTTCGGAAATTGCCAATGCTATTTTAGCAGCTCTAATATCTCCTCTACCATCAACTACCATTTCTATTTTATCCGCCTCTTGGGAAATCCAAGAACTTAAATCTCTATAGTTATCTTGCACTTTACTTTCTATTCTATCAGCTGTAATTTCTATTTTACTATTAAGCTCTTTTTCTGTATCACTAACTTGCAATGCAATATTTTCAGCAGTCTGTACTATAGTAGACATTAGTTTTTCATCACCTTCTTGAACCTCTAATTTAATTTCTTTTGCGGTTTGGGTGATTCTAGAACTCATATTATCATTTTCATTTATTACATATGTCATTATTTTATCTGCGGTTTGAGTTATCGAGCTGCTAAGATTTTTCTCTACATCATTTACCTCTGTACGAATTTGGTTTGCTGTTATCTCTAACTTGGCATTAGTTTTTCCTATTTCTTCAACGTTTAGTGTAATTCTATCATTAGTTTTTATAAATTCACTTCTAGTTTTTTCTTTAGTTTCTTTTAAATCTTCTTTAGCATGATTTAAGTCTTGCTTAGTATCTAAAATATCTTCTTCATTCTTCTTTATATTATTATTTATTTTTTTTGTTTCTTTTGCTAAATTATCTTTTAAATTACCTAATTCTATTTCTAGGTATTTATTTAATATAGAATCCCATGTATACTTAACTACTTTTCGCTTTATATCTATATCCAACTTCTTATGTTTTACTGTAACTATATCTCCTAAATGTACTGTTTCTAATACCTTATAATCTTTATATTCTTCCGTTTTAGAAAGTTCTATAAAGTCTATAACATAATTAACCTTTGGAATATCTATTTGTTGTATTTGGTATAATTCTTGTACTCTTTCCCTAAGTAGTTTATAAACATCATTCAATGTTATATTTTCCTCTGGATCTACTTTTATATCTCCAAAATGAATATGCCTAATTCTAGCAGTAGGATACTTATTTATATTAAGGGAATCTATATATTTTTCTGGTAGTATTATTACAGAATCACCTTCTGTAAGTCCTGTAGGCATTATTCTAGTTGCAACTTCACTCATGTCTAAATCTTCTTCTATTCCAACTATATTCTTAGCATAAGCAATAGTAACACCATTATCTTTACCTATAGAATTAAGTATAGAAATATTAAAATTATCTCTTAATAATTCTCCACCCCATCTGCTTATAAAGCTATTCTCTTGTTCTCCTATTAGAACTTCTATAGGATTTTTCCTAATATAATAAGCTGTAACCATAGTAGCAATATTAGAATTAGCTTTAAATTTATGTGAATACTGTGTAGCATGTAGTATGTTATTTAAAGCACTATGTCCATTTAACTCTGTAGGTCTGCAATCTTCTATAAAATTATCTAAAAGGTCATAAAAAATATGTCTAGCATAACAAACCACACTAGACATATTTTTAACTTTTCTATAAATCCTAAAAAGCTGTAACCCTGTAGGTGTTGGTGCTTTTATAATGTTATCTTCTATTAAATATTTAGCCTTCGTTGAAAACATAGGATACTCTAATTCTAACCCATAAAAACCATTTAATTCTTCTTCAACCTCACATCTTATACAATTATTTAAAACTGCTAAACCATTATTTTTAAAATTAGTTTCCCTACTACTATAAACATTAATCACTATATACACCTCCATCTTGGAGTTATCTCTATTTTAGATACATTACCTATCCAACTTATTTTATTTTCTCCAACTTTAAGTATGGGGAACTCTCCTATCATTTTATTATTACAATTAGCAGTACCTTTATAACACTCCATTAATTCAGAATCTAATTCAATATAATCTTGAATTCCAGTAAATTTAATAACTTTGTTGTTTATGGACAATGTAATATCTCCAGTTGCAAAAATCTTTAAATATGGCTGACTTTCATAAGTTCCTTCATTATATATGGAAATTGGTTTATCTATAATTATAAGATCATTATTTAAATCATATCCAAAAGGTTGGCAATCGAATTGTATTATTCCACTATGGAACTTTTCAAGAACCCTAGCTAAATCTAATTTATTAATTATTCTTGCTTTGTAATATCTATCTGGCTCATTGGAAAATATAACTTCTCCACTCCCATTTAACCATGTTTTAATGTCATCAAAGTTATCGTGTTTAATATCAAATTCAACAGGTTTAACTTCACCTTCATAACTCTCATCACTTTGTGTCAAATATCCATCTCTTCCTGGAATAATTATTTTTTCCTCTCTTTTTTCTGGAGTTGTAATATTAGGAAGGGATATAATTTTTAACCCCTTCTCATTGCTATGAATACCTCTCCAAACAAATCCAGTCTCCATTATACCCCTCCCTTTCCTAATGCATTTTGTTTTCTGTAAAAAGCTAATTCCTCAGACAAAGCTTTCACATCCTGTTTTGTATTATTTATAAATTTATCAATTTTTAAGGTTAACCCATTATCATTATGGGTTACTGTTTCGGTTGTATTATTTATAGTTTTATTAACCCCAGCAGTCATTGCTCTTGATGTTCTAGCTTGCTCTTGATA